TGTTGGATAAGAACCTTGTTCTAATTGTGCGCCCCAAATGTAAATAAAATCTCCACTTGATGAAAATGGTAGTGTAATATCAACGTGGTTATAAGTTGTTGGTGTTGATGTAATATCAAATCTCTTCCAATCATCAGTTAAATTAAATTGAAAGTTTTCTTGGTCACCTATATCTAAATTAAGTTTATCATAATTACCTTTTTTAGCATAAACTGTAAAAGTATTTTCTGTATTTAAAATATTAGGTGTTCCTAATCTTAATGGAGTTGGATTACTACCCCTTGTTACTTTTGTTCCGTTTAAAATTCCATCTGGAGAAATAATATTATTCAATTCAATAGTTGGACTTCCAATAAGAATCCATTCACTAAAATCCTCTGAATAAGGTAATAAATTAATCCTCTGTGGCTCTAACAAATGACTTGGACATCCTACAACCTTACCATCAATCAAAGGATAGTTTAATCTTGATACTCCGTTTGCAACTGTTTCTATTAGTCCTTGTGAGTTTATTCTTGTTGCTGAACCACTACGAGTAAAGTCAAAATCCCCTACACCGCTTGATGGTAGTACAGAATAAAACTTGCTTCCTTGAGCAGCTGGTATTAATGCTAATTTTGGTTTTGCCATTGTTTTTAATTTTGTATGTCTTGTATTCCTATTCTATGAATTGCATCTGCTAAACATTTTACTGCTTCAACTTCTTGCCTATCATCCATATTAAACTGACCTTGTATCATTTCAGTAGATGTACCTATTGAAGATGCAGTTTGTATTGTGTTACCCCACCAAGTACTATCGTATATTTCGTTTGCCATTATTTCTTTTCTTTTTTAGTTAAATACTTTTTCAATTTAACAACGTTTGCTTGTTTTGGTTTGTATGTTGCTCTCATTATAAAACCCATCCGTTAAATAAATCGTTAGTATCTGGACTTATATCCTCGTTTGTATTACTGTTATACTCTGGGAATATATCTTCGTGAAAATTAATATAATCTATAAATCTTCTTGTGTAGTACTCTGCAAAGTTTCTTTCTTTGTTTACTAAATAATCTACTTCTTCTTTTGATACACTCTCTGCGTTCTCTGATGTGTGTTTACTAATACCTCCGTTTTTTATCTGATATGCTGCAAAAGGTAAATACTGCATCATAGCATAATGTATCAACATAGGTTGTACGTAGTCATTAACTAAAGATAAATAATTACCACTTAAATTATCAGCAATAATATCAGCACTAATCTTATTATATAAATCAGTTCCTAAATAATTCTGTATATCTATCTGTTGTGCAATCTTAATGAACTGTATAAACTTGTCAGTATCTACATTCCCATCAAGAATACTATTCTTTACTAAATCCGTTCTACTTATAAATAATGCCGTTGCCATATTTTATCCTTTATAGTTTGGGTGGTGTCCGTTATTAGGCATATCCTTTGGTGCTATTTCTGCCTTGTTATATTCTTCTCCTTTTGGTGTGTAGCTTTTAGGAATACTATCAACTTCTTTACCTTTTGAAATGTATTTTTCTGTTTTAGATTTCAATCTATAAAGGTTTTCAGACCAATAATGTCCACAATTAACTCCCCCCTTGTATTTAAACAATGAGTAATTATTTCCTTTATGACCAAAAGATTTATTTACACCTTGAAAACTTGCCTCATCTATATCTTCTTTTCTGTAAACAACACCACTACCAGTTCTTGTCATCATTGTTTTACAAAAGTTTCTTGAATTACCACTTGAATACTTTTCTGAATATTCGTATCTAACCTTATAGAAACTCTTATCTAATTTACTTTCTTTGTTAGGTTTTGATTTTATAAAGTCAGCTAATTTCTGTAAACCAGTTTTCTTTTCCTTTATTAATTTACTTGCCCAATCTTCTGTGCTTTCATTTTCTTCTGAATATTCTCTTTTTTCTACAAGTTCCCACTCATCAGATATATCCTCTCCATCTAAAGCATCAAGCATTTCATCATCATTAAAACCCTCGTTTTCTTTTGACAACTTAACACCAGTTTCCTCCTCTTTTGTTTCTGCATCTACTACATTACTCAAATCCTTAAATTCTAATGGTTGTAATGTCTTAAAATAAAGGTTTAAAGCAATATCATTGTAAGCTAATATATCATCAAAGGCATTTATTAAAAGTGTCTGAAATGGTCTAATAACCGTGTTGTCCATTAATATAGAAGCAGTTTTTAACTCATCTGCGTTGTTACCTAATCCACTTGAATCTTTTACACCTAATAACATAGGAGAAACAACTCGGTGTGCTACCATTATTTTCCTCATACTTTCATCAGAAAGAAATTGGTATTGGTTATGTGCATCACTTAATTGGATTGGTTCTATACTCGCAGCAGTATTTGCATCATCATTAAAAGATAATATAAACTTACCACTATTTGAACTACCACTAAATTTTTGATATATTCTATTTTCTATTAATTGTCTTTGCTCTGGGTCTGGTGTTCCATTATTAAAATTGATTAACATACTTGGTGCTAATCCATTCATAATGTTATTAATGTGATAGTTAGAAATTTCCTCCTCTAACTCTGCATATTGTATTCCACCTTGATAATCTACTGGAGAATAATATTTATATCCTGCCTTGTAAGGTTTTACATAATATATTTGTATTGCTTCTTTACCATAACCAAACGCTTCTATTCTTTTTAAAGTATCGTTCTTTTTATAGTTTGCCCAATCTGGGTGCATATAATATGCTTCTATCTCTCCCTTTTCGTTACACTTCTCTGCTCGTAATGTTTCTACTGGTATGTGTTCTACTCTTGCAATAGTTTTTCTATCTTTAGAATAGATTACTTGCATTGCACATTGTCCCATTAGTTTTAAATCAGAAGATAATCTCCTTACGCAATCATCGTGAAATAAAGTTATCATTTGTGCATACGCTTCTGGTTTTCTTGAACTATCTGTTGCATCTAAACCTCTACCAAATATCATCTCTGACATTCCGTTTATAATAGCGTTATTTGTTGCACTACCATTATACCTATCAATTAAAAACTGAAAGTAATTGTTGTCCTCTCCATAAGAAACAAAATTATCTGTCTTTGTTTCCTTTATTTTAGGACTTGTATAAGTCGATAAATTTAATACTCTTAAATCATTCATATTATAAAACTATATAATCATTATTACCCTCTTTTGTTACATACTCATTTTTATTAACAGAATAGTAATCATTGGTATCTTGGTTAATTGTTTGGTCTGTACAAAATACTCTATCTAAATAAATAACATTAGAGCCATTTAAAAGCGTTAAATCATAATACCTACCCTCTTTCAAGTTAAACGCATAAGACAAGGTTAAATAGTCCTTATCTGTAACGGTATTTACACTTGCAGTAGTTATCTCGTTAGTACTATCATCTCTTAATTTTAATGTAACAGATGCAACGTAACTTCTCGGTATTACCTTAATGGTTTGTTGGTTTGTACTTGTAGTTAATACTTTCATATTAGTATATAGTAACAAATACTATTTTTTGTGTGTATTGATAAAAAAAAGGGTATCCGTTAAGATACCCCTTTAATATAAAGTAAAAATTTAATTATGCAGTTGGGTCAATCTGAACCGCAGATGCATCAGTAGTTACCACAGCAGGTTCTACAAAGTAAGGTGGTGCAGTTTCTTGTGCTACAATAGTTAAATTATATCCACTTGCATCTCCCATAGCTGCTCCAGTAGTGATAGAGCCACCAGTTACCTCTGCTCCGTGTTCCATACCTACAACAAAATAGTTTCCATTGTAATCTTTTACAACTACGTGAGGTCTACCGTGTGCAATTAATTTTAATTCTTCTTGAGTTGCTTTTTCTTGAAAAGTTAAAGCCATTGTCAAGGTACTTTCATAAAAAGTAGTTCCGTTTTCTCTTGATGAGTTGATTGCAGTTTCTAAAGATGATGCACCTTTTACATCAAATTGAAACCAAGTTGGGTTTGCAGGAAAGTCGGTAACTTCTCCTGCTACTATTACTGGAGCACCTAAAGTTCCATAATCTGCAAAGTAAATAGTTTGAATCCCACCTACTGCTGATTTACAGGGCACTTTTCGCCCAGTTGTTAATGAACAAGCCATATTTTTTTATTGGTTTTAAATAAAAAAGGGTAGATGTGCATTAAGCATACCCACCCCTTTAAATATTGATTAATTAATTATTATGAATAAAGAACGATGTCAGAACCGAATACGTGTTGTACTCCTGCTGTAAACCTCATTATTACTCTTACGTTTTGAGAACCATCGATGTCGCTCATATCAATTACTTTCACTTCGTTTTGGTCGTTTAAAATACCAGTTCCGAAATATAAGTTTGATTTCTGTGCAGCAACCATAGTGTTGTCTCCTAATCCTTTTGCAACAAAGATGTTGATACCATCGAAAGATAATTCTCCTCCGTTGAACCATTGAGTTCCTTTGTTATCAGAACCATTTGCTCCGATACCACTTGCAAATCCTCCTAATGCTCTAATATATGCTCTTGCTACGTTTGAAGAAACATAAAGAGTTAAATCTTCTTGTCCGTAAACAGCAGTTGGGATAGCATCTACTACTTTTCCTAATTCAGCAATAACGTTTGCAGCAGTTACAGTTGCTTTAGCTACATCTACAACAGTTGCATCAGCAGTTAATTTTGCAGTAAATCCGTCAAATTCTCCACTATTTGCAGTTGCTCCACTCCAAATGTTTTTCTCTGTCTTGTCAGCTACTTTAGAAGCAACGTGAGCAATTACAAATTCAGCAAATGATGGTGCTAAATTATCGTGAGCAGAATAACCCATTTGTTCAGCTTCCCAAGAGTTATGTAAATCTTTCTTACATAATTGTAGGTTTACTTGAAACTCGTCTGGAGTTAAAATAGCTTCTGTTAAAGTCAAAGTTCCTTGATTAGTTACAAAGTCGCAAGAAGCATCTTTTACGATGTCATCAGTTGCACCCTTTTGAATAACAGATTTGAACTTTACGTTTGGTAGAATTGAAATAGCACCACTATCTAAAGTTGATGCAGATAATAATGCAGCAGCGATATACTTACCACTAAATTCTCCTGCATAAGTTGATGTTAAAGATACACTCATTTTTATTTAATTTATTTGTTATTAAAGTTTATTTATTTTACTCATTACTCTATCCAATGTAGACATCTTTCTTTTAGATGCAATATTGAATTTTACTTGTGTTTTAGAAACCTCTGCGTTTGTGTTAATTGGTTCAGCAGCAGGTTCAGATAATTCTTGTTTTACTTCTTCTGGAATTTCGTTTACAACCTCTTGAGCAACTTCTGAAAGTTCTACTTCCTCTTTTACTTCTTCTTTAGGTTCTTCACTCATTTCTTCTTTAGGTTCTAACATTGCTTTAATTTCATCAATCATAGATTTAACCTCTGCAAGTTCCTCTTTAGTAGCATAACCCATTTCTTCTTTTTCTTCTGCTTCCACTTCTATTTCAGCTTCCACTTCTTCTTCTTTAGCTTCTTCGTTTTCAGATTTCATTTCTTTAATGATACCTTCTTCTTCGATTACTAAAGTTTGACCATCTTCTAAAACGTATTCTCCAACTGGTAAAGCAACTCTTTCATCTTCTGTTACAATAAAGATTTCATTACCGCCCTCAAATTTATCTGCTTCTAAAACAGTTCCGTTTTCTAATTTCATTTGCTCAAGTTTTACTTCCACTCCTAAAAGAGTTTTTACTTGATTTAACATTTCACTTGGTTTCATATAAATATATAGTATTAAAAAAATTAATTTGTATTTTCGTTTATACTGTCGTTGAGGTTTTACCTATACCTTGTGCTTGTAAGCTACCATCACAACACTTTTTAGAGTATGTATTGTTCTTACACAAACAACCTCTTTTACTTGCTCTTGGACTTGTACTACTTGGAGTTGTATTGTTATTTTTTCTCATTGCTTAAAATTTCTTTAAGTTTAGATAATAATTGTTCAGCTTCTACTTCCTCTTTAATTGGTTCTTTAGGTCTTTCCATTTTATCCGCAAAGTAACCCTCTATACTGAAACCTTTTACCTTTCCTGTCTTTACAAAGTCATTCCAAACCTCATCGTTATTTACTTTAACAGAACCCATCCAAGTACCAACTGGTACATTCATTCCAAACTTTCTTGATTTGTCGTGTACCTCATCTTCAACTATCCAACTTTCTACAAGTGTAAGTCCATTAATTTCGTGGTCGTGTTCTAAAGTAGCTTTACTTTGATTACCATTCATTAAATACATTTGAGATGCCTTAACAACAGTATCTTTTGAAAAGTATATATAATACTCCTCATCTCCACTTCTTCTGTATATAGGTTTGTTTGGTATTAATAAAGCACCTACAAGTAATTTCTTTTCTTTATCTGCTTCTGCTAATTCTATAATGTTACTATTTAAGGCAATAAAATCTTCTTCAATAGCAGGATTCTCTACAACGCTAATCGCTTCAATTCCTATTTCATTATTTTCCTCATCTAATATTAACTCAATTATATTCATATTTATATATAGTTATATTTTTTTTATTTTGTCTTTTATCCAATAGACGCTCCATCTATAATATTTCTATCCATCTCTTGTGCAGTTGTTACATCGTTAGAAACTACAAACGCTTGGATAGGTTGTTGTGATTGTCCACCTATTGCACTTGCTAATTGATTTGTACCACTTGCACCAACTACGTTAAAAGCAGGAGGTAATGATTGAGTAGTAGGAGTTTCTATTCTTGGTATTACTGGTGTTCTTGTAGGTGTAATACTACCACCATCTCCAGAACCACCTAACCCAGATGCAACAGATTTAGTTTTCTTTGTAGCAGCCACAACACCAGAAACAATACCAACAGCAGCAGCAGCATAACCAATTAGAGCAGGAATTGCAGCAGGAAAACCAAGTTTTAAAGTTGCAGACAATCCACTTGCAACATCACTTGAAGATTTAGCACCATCTAAATTAGCTATTGCAATGGTTTTAGTAGCTTTAGATTTTATAACACCTAAATCAATAAGTAGTTCTTGAGCAGCTAATAGTTGCTTACCTATTAAAGCAGCTTTACCCATTTTGCTTTCAGCACCGAATATACCAACTAATTGATTCAATGCTTTATGTTTTGCAGCAATTTTATCTTGCTCTAATTTAATCTGTGCATTTACAAACTCTTGACTTCTTTGTAAATTAGTTTGTCTTGATTGTTCATTAAATTCATCTAATGCTACTTGAGCATCTACTTTAGCTTGAGTACCTGCGTTTGCATTATCAACTATCGCTTGTAATCTTAACTGTTCTTTTTCTTGTTCTAATAAATCAATTTTAGCTAACTCCTCAATCTTTAAAAGTTCATCCTCTATTTGTTCTGCATTAAATCTTTTTCTTTCAACACCTAATTTAGATTCTGACTCTATTTTACTATTTGTTAATTCAATATTCTCTTTTTGTAGAGCAGCTTCATTAACTAATTGTTCTGATTTAAAACCTGCTACTTTTGCATCAATAGCAATTAATTCTGTGTTTAAGTCAAAAAGTTCTTTTGTTAATTCATTACTTTCTCCCTCTAATCTTACTTGTTCATTTAAGGCATTAATACGTGAATCTATTGCTTTCTTTTCCTCACTTGCTTGTTTATTTAAAACATTTAGTAATTCATCATTTGCCTTTATTCTTTCTTCTACACTCTTTCTATCATCATCTCTTATTTGCCTTTGTGTTTCTGCTTCTAAATCATATTGCTCAATTAATCTTTGGCTTTGTGATTCTAATAAACCATAATTCTTTTTATTTTGAACAACTCTTTTTGCTTGACTTAAAGCAGATTTAACATCTATTTTATCAATAGAATCTGAAACACCTACTGCTACACCCTCTGCTAAAGAACCAACTTCTCCTACTGCTTCAACAAAATTATCTGCTATATCTGAACCTGCATTTTTAATTCTTTCTCCAGTTTCAAGTAACTTTTCTTGTGTTTCTGTAATAGCTAAATATAATCTTTTTAACTCCTTTGGTTCTCCATTTCCTAAAAATGATTCTTCCCAAGCTAATTGTGCTTTCTGAACACCAAGCATCATACCTTGAATAGCACCTACAACAAGATTTATAGAGATAGATAATGCACCGCCTAAAACCTTTTGTAACGCATCAAAACCATTAGTAGCGTCAGATACACTTTTAAAAACATCTATTAATACATCGCTAACTTGCTTAAAAACGATTCCTATTGCAGTAAATACAGTTTCAACAGTATCAGCAACTTGTTGGTTTCTCATTAGTGCCTCTCCTAATTTGTCTACTACTTTCATAATAATAGCAAACCCAGCTGCTTTCATAGCGAGTCCAACACCTTTAAAACCTTTAGCTAAAACCTTTGTACCTTTAGTTAAACTTTTTAAAGATTTTTTATTTGATTCATTTGCTTCTACAAACGACTTGTTTAAATCTTTTATTGAATCAACAACATCATTTATATTATTTTCTGCTTTACCAGTTTTAGCTTCTAATTCAATCGTTACTTTTTCTGCCATTTTATCTCTTGTTTTAGTGCCTTATATCCATCCTTTAAACTAATAGGTAATTTATTTTTACCTTGTGCAATACGTATATTCTCGGTTTCTCCGTTTGCGTGTTTTAATAATTCTAATATATTTTCTATCATAAATCGTTTAGTAATTCAATTTCAGATTTACCATTTTTTAAATTAGTTTTTATAGAGTTTATCTTGTAGCTATTCGCACCAATTAAAAACCTATCTGCTAACGTATAATTAAGCAATATTCTCAAAGGTAAATAAGCACTTACTTTTGTTATTCTGTTTGTAGGGTTAAATACGCTTGTTATATAATTACTGTAATATGCTTTGAATAACGTATTTGTAAAACCAGTTTCTCTTGTGTATTCATTAACTTCTTCATAGAAATTAATATTATAAGTACTTGCAGATGTTGTTAAAGCAACGCTATTTGATGGAATATTATAAGTTGTTAATTGTTCTTGACTTGTTGGAGAATTTAAAAAAGCAATACCATTAGCACTTGTCTGTCTTATAGGATAAAATATTAAAGGTTTACCAAAATAAGATTCTTGGTTATCATCAACAAACCAACCTACTTGAGCAGTTGTTACACCTATTCCAGAAGCATTTTCATCAACCAACCTTTCATACTTCATTTGTGAAAAAGGTGTTTTAATATCATATATAGTACCATCTAATTTTTCTGAATTAGTGTATTCAGATTTTCCCCAAGTTTTACCAAACTTTTGACTATGTATAGAAGCTAAAAAGGTTTTAGTATCTTCGTGTTGGAAATTTATTTCTCTATATGGTAAAGCAATATTTACTTGACTTTTACTTACATCAACGTATTTAGTTACATCATAAGAACCACCACCACTATAAAAACTATCTAAATCTTTTACAACAATTTCATTTGTAATATCATCAACAAAAGCGGTTAAGTTAAACATTTTAAACAACCCACTTAAAAAGTCAATTACTTTTATCTCTGGAATCTGTTGAGTAATATCAAAAGTAAAAGCGTCTGAATGTAAATAACTACCAGTTGAATAGGTTTTTACATTTTGCTCATAAGAAATGTACCATTCTATTTTAGTAAAAGTTATGTCAGCAGAAGATTCAATATATATAGTGTAATCTCCATCAAATGTAAATTGGTCTATTTCTTGATTCCCAACTACATCATTAAATCTTACAACTTCTACACCATCTTTTTGTAAAGAAATACTATAAGTAACAGTACTTGATGTAACAAATCTTAATTCAGTAATATTGTCATACCTTTGTGGGTCGCCATATATTTCTAAAGTAGTGTTACTTTTTAAATGAGTTTGTGTTGTAGTGTTGTTTGCTTCTGGTGTAAAACCATTTACAATAGATTGGTTCTCGTTACTTAAATTTTCTACATCTCCTTTTTTTCTATGCAACCACATAAATAAATTATAATAAGGTGCATTTGTATTTACAAAGAAATCATTGCTAAATGTTATTCCGTATTGTGTTTCTATTGCTTCAACAATAGTGTGTAATCTAATTGCATATTTTAATTCTGAATATAAAACTCCGTGAACGTGTCCGTTATTATAAGCTATATTTCCAGCTGTATTTGCTGAATTATGAGAATTATATATTAATCTTTGCGTATGTGTAATTAAAGGTGCAATTATATCATTTGTAGTTGGGTCTGCTTGTAAAGATGCTTTTATATTTGTTGCATCATACAACTTGTTTAAAGATGTTAAACTACTTAATATAGATAGTGTATCATCTCCAACTAAATCTGTTAAGGTAACAGTACTACCAAAGAATGTAATCTTATATGTATGAGGTTTATTATCCTTTAAATCAACTCCCTCTAATTTTACTCTACCATCCGTAAAAGGTAAAGTGTTTAATTCTATGTTTGCAGGTTTTCTTGTTCTTGCATCAAACCCATTTTGTATATGGTAATTATAATAGTGTTTAAAGATTTTGTTATTTGTCTTACTCGCAGGTAAACTAAACGTTCTTGTAAAGTCAGTAAATATTTTACCAACATCTTTTACGTTCTTTATTGTTTGAGTAATAACAACGCTTTCATCATCAAACATATCAACTCTTTCTCCCTCTATGTATAATTGTATTTTCTGCATCTATCGAATGTCGTTTATTACATTAAATGAATTATCAAAGTCAAATGTGTACTCTACTAAACTATCGTTTAAAGATGTCTTATACGTGATGTTAGATGTCTTAACGTTGATTGGTAACACTTGTTCTCCATCATCATTTATATTAGTAACCCAAACCTTTTCGGATAGCATCATTTGTTTAAATACTTCATTGTATTCTTCACTTAAAAAACCACTACTCAAAGTAACTGATTCTTTTCCTACTACATTAAAATCTCTGTAAACGTGATTACTTCTACTGTAACTATTTGAACTATTTAATATATTGGATTTATAAGATTCTTTCTTAACATTCATCTTTTCAACTGACTTCTTAAAGAA